TTAACATATGTCTAGCGATAAAGATAAGACGGCAGCACGTAAAGCCGCTGAAGATGCTCTATATAATATTAATATTAAAATTGCCGACGCGCAAACAACTGCCTCGAACACAATAGACAATTCTATTAAGAATATATTAAAAGGGACGGGCAAAGCTTCGGATGTCAGTGACGCATATAACAAATTACAAGAAACATTTTCAAAGACTATAAGCGACTCGTTGTCGAATATCAACAAGGACGTTGATATAGATAAAATCAAACAAGCTATTTCCAAATCTGTAGAAGATATTAATTCAAAAATAACTAATAAGACGAATGAATTAAGGACCAAAATAGATCCAACGGGCAATACATTTATTTCAATAAGTGATACTGTCTCAAGAACCAAAAATGCTTTAAACTCGTTTAAAGATAATTCAAATAAGTTATTTCCAAAATCAGAATCTGGAACATCTGGAAACTCCTCTTCTTATTTTGACTTTTCTATAGGATCAATATTTTCAGAACTTTCAGCGCTTTATAACTCTGACAATATGTTTGCCAAACTAACATTTTTGTTATTGATATTGTTCCTGTTCATTTTATTATTACGAATAGGAACATCTATTTTAACCTGGGCATTATCTCATTCAACCACACCTATTTTATTAGACGGAATGATCAATTCAAAACAAATGGTTCAAATCCCTCAAAATCCCGCGGCAAGCGGAGCAATACCTATTTTGAGATCAAACAATGAAGATTTCGGTATTGGATTTACATGGTCTGTGTGGATTAATATTGATGATTTAGTATATAACGAAAATAAATATAAACACATATTTCACAAGGGCAATGATAATATTGAATCTACTGGTATGAATTTCCCTAATAATTCGCCTGGTCTCTATATTGCGCCAAATACAAATGAATTAGTTGTCATTATGAATACATTCAATTCGATTACCGAAGAAGTTAAAATAAAAAATATTCCGCTTAATAAGTGGGTTTGCGTAATTATTCGAGTAAATGAGCAAAAGCAGATGGACGTTTACATAAATGGAACTTTAACAAGAAGACACATTTTACCAAGCATCCCGAAACAAAATTACGGAGATGTTTATGTATCTATGAATGGAGGATTTTCCGGACACACTGCCTCTTTGCGTTATTATGCCCATCCTATCGGAACCAACGAAATTCAGTCAATTGTCAATCTTGGTCCGAATACAAAAATGATTTCAAGTGGATCACAATCTAATGGGGATTCTATGGACTATTTAGCGACTAGATGGTTTTTTCAACCAAATATGTAATTATTTATTTATATCCATTAAATATAATACAATGGCAAAAACAAAAAGAAAGGGAACTATACAGGAAAGGGAAACCAAAAGAAGATTAAAAAATAAAACAAAAAGGACAAAAAGACGACTATCTACTATTAGAAAAACATTAAAAACCCACTTGGGACGAATTAAAGATTTGGGACCAGGATATACGGGTAGGATTCGTATAATGCGTTTTTTGAATTATTTAAAAGACCTTGGGAAAGAAAAGGGAAAGATAGACAATGATTTTTTTATACGCGATCAACTAAAAATCGCAGAGTTTATTATTAAAAAATACGGGAAACAGTGCGATGAAGAAACGGGACCTATTATGATAGACACTAGAGATATTGAAGAAAATGGAGAAAAGATTGTGGTTATTCAAGAGTTGGGTAAATTATTTGTTTGCCTAAATAAGTTATTGCAGCTTAAAAAAGATAATAAACCTACTAAACCGCTTATTCTTACATTTAGTTCTTCAAATAGATATAAAAGGACTGAAGCTGGACATAGAAATTTATTGGTGATAAATATAGATAAACGAGAAATAGTGAGAATAGATCCTATGGGAAATTCTAATACAGACGATATGTTTTACCTTGAACCAACGGGAAGAAGTTTGGCGAATGAACTTAACACAAGACTTGGTATTACAATAGAGAGTGATAAATATAAATACATTAATAATGACCAAACTACATGTCCTATAAATCCTCAGCAAAAGTTAACACAATTAAGGTCTCTTTTTTTTATAAATAGAAAAAAAAGGCCATCTAAAATAGAAACAGGTACATGTGTATTGTGGTCTATGTTATTTTCAGAAATTATTTTAGGATATCCCGAATTGGAATATGAAGAAGTGTTAGGATATTTATCAAGTTATATACACAACGACCCCGATTCAACATTGTATATAATACGTGGGTATTTTTGGTACTTAACTCGAGAACTACTATTGGCTGATAACAAAAAAGAAGAAAAAGATGACTCGGAATCAGAAGAAAAAGAGGAGGATCAATTTGAACAACTAACAATTTCTCTTTCTGAATATGTATCAAAGTTGGAAAAAGACCAGAAATATTATTCGCCTTTACATTTTGCGCAAATGTATGACAAGTTAAACGAAGTAATAATGAAAATAAAACGTATAATCCCATTAATAGACTCTACTATACAAAAAGAAGCAGTTTCTACATTAAGTATTTATAACCCTCTCGCGGAAAGATATAGATCTATAAAAAAAATTATAGATAGTAAAAGGTCACAAGAAGAAAATGATATGGAAAATGAATTACTTTTTATAATAATGCACAGGGATAATACAGAAGAAATAGAAAAAAGATACGGCCCCGGTCCAGAGCTATTACAGAGATTCCGCCATTTATTAAGCAAAATAAAATTGGAGACGCGAGATAAGAGCAAAGGTATAGGATATCAAATATTCTACAGCCAAGCAGAAAATGCTATAAACCATATTGTGTTAGAATATATTAATAAGACTATGAATATGGAACAAGAAGATTCCGATGATTAAATAAATAAATAAATATTGATACATTTCGTTTAGGAATATAGTCTTTGCGTAGTATATAAATTATGTCCACAGATACATGTCATAACCGCAATTATGACTATTACCGAAGATTTTTCAAGTTACCAATAAATTATTACCATAAGTCGGCTTATTATAGTGCAATAAATAAAGATAATTACTACAGTAAGTCAGATAACGAGGTCCTATTAGATATTAAGGGACGTAGATCTACCCTATGTTTTCTCTCTCAAAATCAAATGAAAACGAATTCGTTAATGGGTCAATCAGGTGCTAAATTTACAAAGCAGCAAAAATGGGCGTTGTTGGCAAAAGGAGGGAAACTTTGCGATCAATGAAGCATAAAGGATAAAACATAAAATAAATTTAGTTAAAATAAAATATTTATATATATTATAAAAATGCCAAGAGCCAGAGTTTCACCTTCATTAATTCCCGTTCAAGGAGGCGGTGTTAAAAAAGCAGGATTGCCCACCAGTATTGGTTCTACGTACATTTTGCGTTTAGCTTGTAAAGGCTGCCCTCGTAATAGAAAGCCTTAAATTTGATCCCAGTCATGTAAATCAATCCACTTTTATTTTTTTTATATTAAATTTACTTTAATATAAAATAACAGTTTACCTTACTTATTCCCGCAAATTAGGATTGATACATATCTCGCTTGAAGGAAAAATGTCGCCAGACATACACTTGTCGTTTTCTCCAACTTCTATACAATTTCTAAACCCCCTATCTTCTCCTATATAACAATACCCGGATTTTCCAGTAGATTTCATCTGGGTTCTACTCCCAGATTCATCTGGTTCTGGACTCTCGTCCGGTTTTTCATTATTAGGAACTGATTGGTCAAGAAAACTATTGTCGATTTTATTTCTATTATTTCTGGGTTTTTTATCCAACCCCTTTTCTAGAATTTCTACGCCTCCTGTAATAGTCCCTGACGCCACGTCTATTAACCCTTTTGTCCCAGTCGCACTGGTAGACACTGCTCCTTTTATAGTTTCTCCTAAAGTATAGCCAAAAAACGCAGCTATCTGGGTTAGCATCTCAGATATATTTTCAACAATATTTTCAAAAAATCCAAATACATTCAATCCAAGTAACGATATAATTATTATAATAACGCTATATTGAATAAAAGTTGCCATCCCGGCTGACTGTTTTAAATAAGAATAAGAAGATTGTAATTGTGATTGTGTTTTTTCTTGCGATGAATTGTCGGCATTGACGCTATTCATAGAAAATATAGAGGATATTCCTTTACTTCTGATAGGTTCAGGTTCGTCCGCGATGAATATTTCATCATCATCGATTGGTTCTTTCTGCTGTGAATTCATCATACTCATTTATATTCACGTGTTTTAAAAAATGTTTTGATTTTACACATTTTTTTTTAAAAACAGCTAAACAATAATATCAAACATTATTTTGGTATTTTTGGCAAAAACACTGATGAAGACTTTGATATAAACTCTTGTTTTTTCAAGAAAATTATTTTCTTAGGATCGGTATTTACCGATCCTTCTCCTTGTTTCGTTTCTTCCATTGAGCCATTTTTATTTACGTCTTTATACACAAGATCGATCTTTTTAACAACTGCGTCGATTTGTTCCTTATTTGTAACCATGCTAATTTCCATATCAACTGGTTCGGTCAATAAAGCAATTGCAAAATAGATTAAAAACCGACGTTTTCGTTTAACTCCGCCCGAATATTTAATACAGAAAATGTCTAATAGAGATTTTACTATCTTACTTGTCAAAAGGCAATGTCTCTTTTTACATTCCGAAAAAATAGAATCCCATATAATCCAAATAATGTCGTTTTTATTTTTTCCCAAAACAGAAACAAAATCTCTCTCTTCGCCAAAGCATAATTCTTTTTTTGCTTTACAAATCGCCTCAAACTCTAATATCCATTCCACCCAATAACAAGCACTTACGACATTTTTGGAGTGGCTAGATATATGATAGCAAAACTCATTTATGGCAATAATAAACTCCTTTGGGTCATTATTTTTTAAAATATCTTTAGCATAATCTAGGTTAGGTGCTTTGAGACGATTGGTTATGCTGGTCATATTAAAATCGTCCGCTTTATTTATATAAACAGGCTCGAAACTGTGTTTTTTACGAGATAGACAAAGAATCCCAATCATTTCTGCGAATAATTTCCTAATAATTACATTGTTTCTTAAAGACAAATCGTCGTCCAGGTCATCATTCATCTGTATCGTTTTAAATTGATCAAATCTTAATGAAATATAAATGGGCAATTTCGGGTTTCCTAAATGAATGTGCTTGGAAAGAAATAGGATTATTGTTTCCCAAACATCTACCAAATGACCTGAACAAATCAACTCGGCGGCCCAATAACACGCATCCTCTATTTTTGAATGAATAAATGATTCCAACAATTCATTTTTTACTTTTGATTTTTGAAATGTAGAAAAACTTATACCCTTGAACTCTATTCCTTTTCTTGTGTCGATTATTTCATAAGACAATCCTCCTTTCTCAACACTCATCTTATTATTTATACATTCATTTATAAAAAATATATCATTGTATTACATATAAATATGTCATCAACATCTTCATTGGTAAAACACACTTTAAAGCCGTTTAGTCACTTCACGTCTATTCAAATACTTTTTTATACATTTTTAGTTTTAGTTTCTGCGATGATTGTTTATAGAGGTTTATCCATTTTTTACCCTCAAACAGAAGGATTCGAAACTGAGACAGACGACAAGTTGAATATCGGGTCTAATAAATATGTAACTAAAACCGGGAATGACATATACGACGAGTTTTATGCCGATTTATACGATGAACTTGTATACAGTTCTTCAAAGAATAATTTTGATGTAGGAGAGATTACAGCTTTAAGTACCAGTGACGACCTTGAAAAAAATGTTATACTTGACGTTGGATCAGGAACTGGACATCATGTAGACGCATTCACAAAAACAGGAGCAACCGCAATTGGAGTAGATATCTCTCCTAGTATGGTGAAAAAAGCAAAAGAGAATTATCCAGGTTTGGATTTTAGAGTTGGAAATGTAACGGACACAATGTTATTTTCATATAATTATTTTACTCATATATCTTGTCTTTATTTCACAATTTATTACATAAAAGAAAAGGTCGCATTTTTCAGAAATTGCATGAGCTGGTTATTACCAGGAGGGTTCCTAGTGCTCAATTTAGTAGACAAGTATAATTTCGACCCTATTCTTCCAGCAGGAAATCCATTTACAATTGTCTCTCCTCAGAACTACGCCGATAAACGAATAACTACTACTGTAATTAAATTTCACGATTACGATTACAAGTCTAATTTTGATTTGAACGAAGATTTGGCAATATTTAAGGAAACGTTTAAATATAAAAAAAATCAAAAGGTTAGAGTGAATGAACATGTTTTGTATATGCCGACTATACAATCAGTATTGGCGATGGCGAAAGACGTAGGATTCATTGTAACAGGTCGAGTTGATATGGGGAAAATTGGTTACGAACATCAATTTTTGTATATTTTACAAAAACCGGAGTAATAATATAAAGTATAACATATAAAGTATAAAATATAAAGTATAAAATAGTAATTGTGTAAAAACAAAAATGTTGTCTACTATTTTATACTATCTAGCATTAACCGCTATTTTTTTGTATATATTGATTTGTATATACATTAAAGTAAAATTCCGATTCTGGAGCATTCAGCCAGTATTTCATGTATACGATTTTCTGTATTGGATATACCCTATAGGGGTGGTACATAGCGATTTACCATCATTCAACAAGTATGTAGATACTATCAACATAACTGTAGAAAAACTAGAAGACATGTCTGAAGTTAGCGTGAAAAGAGTAACAAATTTTATAAACTCTCATTATTTTAAAAAAAATAAAACAGTTAGATACGTCCCATCTCACAATTCTATTATAGATTATTTCAATGGGTCGAATCATTCGTCTTACATTTCGACGTATAAAAGACAATTGGCATCTGTTTCTACTAGCAGCAAAAGTACAAGAGGGGACGATTTATATAATTTGGACGAAATACTCGGAGTATTTACTGCTAGACCGCTTTTAATTACATTAAAAGGACATTCAAGAAAATGTGAAAATGAAAATGAATCTAGAATAAATAATAAAACATTCCAACTTTATTATTGCGATAATTTATGCGTCCATCCTCTATATCGAAAAAAAGGTATTGCCCCAAAGTTGATCCAAACTCAATATTACAAACTCAGACGATTAAACAAAAAAATTAATACATTCCTTTTCAAGAGAGAGGGCGAAATGACTGCCATCGTGCCACTTGTTACATACGAATCTATTGTTTATTCCACAGACTCAATATTGATTGAAAATACCAAAAATCCAAATTCTATTTTAAGTGTTATTGAAATAACTGAAAAAAATATGTTTTTGTTCACTCAATTATTAACTGAAAACAAGTTGATTTTCGATTGTATTATCGTTCCCGAAATATCAACTCTTACAAATTTATTGAAAACAAACAATATCATTATGTATGGAATAATTGTAGGAAACACCTTGATTTCATGTCATTTATTTAAATATCAATATCTTATTTATAACGATCACGATCATGCGATTGAATGTATTGCTTCAATAAACGCAATAAACAACAAAGACAATGGCTATCTATTTTTTTCGGGATTTAAAAAAGCCCTTTGTTTAGTGATTAAAAGACAAGCAGAATTAAATAGAACGATTAAAAAAATTATTATAGAAAATACTTCACATAATAATATTATATTGGATAATATAAATACATCCCCTTATTCCAAAACACCTTGTGCTTTTTTTTTATATAATTATATTTCCTACACTATAAATTCTTCTTCATGTTTTATACTATATTAATTTTTTATTTGATTCAACGAACATATTTACCTGCTCTTGCGAATGAATCCACTATGAAGATTATAAATATTCCTAAAAATGAATAAAGTATCACTTCTTCTGTTATACTGCCTACTTTCTCATCTCTCTGTTCTTCTAAAAGATGTATCATATAATTTAATTTTTCTATAAGAACGTCTCTGTTTGGAGTACTCTGTTGATTTATATAATAAGGAATAGACGAATGAGAAGTATTGTCATAATTTTCCGGATTCGACCTCTCATTCATTGTGTTAAACCCGTCTAACCCCATGGCAATTGGTTCTATCCTTTTGTTTTTTCTTGTATTTGTATCGGCATTGTTATTATCTTGCATGTCAATATTTTTATCATTAATTTCGTCATTTGTTTTCCTGGAAGCGCCTATCGATACAGGCATGGGCAATTTCATACTTGGAGCAGTATAGTCGTCCCCTAATGGACCGCTCCCGCTGCTAGAATCATCGGTGTCATTCTCTGCATTTTCATGAATTTTGCTTATGAGAGATTCTATGTTTCCGGTTGAAGGGATACGTTTTTTTATTGTCTTGTTTCTAGACATCCTTTTTTTATCATTATCAGACGAGTTCTCATTGTTATCGAATGGGGCGGCATATAATGCTAAAGAACTCATTATCTATAAAAAAACAATATATTATTATTTATACTTGCTCCTTAAATATTATATATTTACGATATGTATATAAATGTTTTCAACACGGAAAAAAATATTCGAAGGAGTTTCTCAAGTTGAAGCTATCACTTTATTAGTTGTTTGTATTCTGCTCTATACACAGCCAATCAATCTAGTTTATTTTAGCAATACTATATTAGGAAAATTACTTATAGTGACATCTCTTGTTTTAGCATCAATTCATAGCACATTTTCTGGATTTTGCATAGCTATTTTAATTGTAGTATTTTCTTCTCAAACTTCTCACACCTATGAAGGAATGGAATCCGGAAGCGAATCAAATACAAAAGCACAGGCAAGCGAAGCAGCCGTGACAAGCGAAGCAGTGACAAGTGAAGCAAAGCAAGATGCAGATGCATCTACTCTAGGTTCCAATAAAGAAGTTCATACCGGAAATATAACTCCTAATAAATTCAGAAAATTGTACTGCAAAGATAGAAAGTTAAGAAACGAAAAAGGAGAAATAGTAGAACAAAAGGACATATCTTCTGCTTTTAAAACAGTAGTTTTTAACAAGGGAGAATGTAATCCATGTGACGAAGAGTGTTCATTTAATATAACAGACACAAAAGAAAGAATGAACACAGAGGAGAATCTTAGACCAGCCGATTCAAACAGTCTTCCTATTGTTAAATAAGATAATAAGCAATTATCTAATATAATCTATATACATAATATATAGAAAAATGTTGTCATCTGTTAGAAATTTGTTCAGTCCAATGAATGATAATAAACTTATGGTTGGTATAATAATGATATTTTTAAACATAGGCTCTAAATACATCGACTTTGGATTTAGCAAAACACAAGAACAAGCATTAAGAAACGGATTAGCAAAAGAAATGTTGATTTTCGCTATAGTATTCGCCGGAACAAGAGACATTGTCATTGCTATATTGATAACCGCGTCATTTGTGGCATTATCCGACTATATTTTTAATGAAAATAGTAGGTTTTGTATCATTCCTCACGTATTAACCAAAATTAAAAAAAATATTCATACAAAAGAAGAGGACGATAGTTTAATAACAGATAAAGATGAAAGAGACGCATTGGAGTTGCTTAGGAAGATTGAATTAAAAAAAAAGAAAAATCAACAAATAGATTTTGTAAATTTTATGATTTCCAAGAAAAACCTACCAATGAGCTCTGTATAAATAAGCTATTATACTAGAGAAAGCTACTCACGTTTCTGGGTCTTCATCTTCCAGCAATATTCCGTCAAATAATTCAAAAAGCTCATTTATTTTTGTTTTATACGTTTTATTTGGAGATAGTTTAATACAAAACCTATCTGCAATAACAAATGCGATGATGCTTTTTGATATATTTTTATTCATACTCAGTCCATATTTACTTATAATTGATTTATATTCAAATGTCTTTTCCAATAATGGCCGTTCTCTTAGCCAGCGAAAAAAATCCTTGAAATGTTTATTTGGGGTAAAGCTAAAAACGACAACATATATAGGTTTATGTTTTCTTCTCTATAAATAACTTTAATTGTAAAAACATATTTTTAATCATTGTTCCAAACATATTTTTCAAAAAAATGGGCAAATCTTCTTCATATGTAGTTATTTCGTATTCTAAATTTAAATTAATACATTTTTCTTTTTCATTCATTGAAAGATTCAAATATTTACAAACAACTTGCTCAATATCTTTTTTGAATGTGGACAATTTAGCCACATGCGTTTTCAACACTAGATCTTCTTGTGATTTTCCATTTATTACAAAAATATCATCTTCCGTTTTGCTTGTTTCAACGTTGAGCAACAAGTATTTTTGTTTAATCCCCATTTGTCTGCCTATTGGTTTCAATAGGATGAAAAAATCGATAGAATTATTCGTTTGGTTTATTATTTCAAAACTTTCTATCAATTCCTTGTTTATGTTGAACAAAAATGAATAAAAATTCACATTGTTAAAGTTGTTCTCCAAAATAAAATCAGCCTCATTTTTCATAGAAAAATTTATCTTGTATTTATTTTCGCCTATTTTTTTAAAGTGATAGTCCCTTCCGTTCACTAAACCATTCTTCTTTAGAGACATAATTATACTAGTCATATGTATTTATTTTTAACTAATAACGTACATTTACATATCTAACGATACCGTATTTTTATCGCTTTTTTGTTTCCTTTTAAGAGAAGTAAATGGAGAATGTTTACCGCTGTTTTGTTTTTTTATCTGCTGAATTTCATTAATAATGTTCAATTTGTCTTCATTTATCGTTTCTTTTACGACTACTGCTTCTTTTTGCTCCGTCTTTCGTTTCAATCCAGAGAGAATATTACTAATGTTTGTAGGTCCCTTCATTTCAGGTCTTGTTTCTTGTGGCGGTTTTTGGGTTTGGTAAGAATCCAAATTAGGATCTCCGTATTGTCTCGAAACATTTATTCCATCCATATTCATGTCCCCCCTCGCGATAGAAATATCTGGTCTGTTAGAAGGCCTCTGACTTTTATTTTGCTGTGTTTGTATTGGAGAAGGAGGTCTAGCGGTATTTTGTCTTCCTCCTCCTCCACCTTTATTATCGTCCATAACACTATTCATGAATCCGCTAAATCCTGGGTTAGAATCCCCCATAGTATTAACAGCGGCCTGGGTAAATTGTTTCATCAAATCTGGATTTTGTCTCATAATATCGTCCATTCCCGGAAGAGCAGATTTGAACATTGTATTTGTCATATGAACCATAATAGCCGAACCTCCAAGCTGGAAAAGAAGTTTTAGTTCGGGAGCCATTTTCGCTTTGGATTTGTATTTTTCATGTAATTCTCCGAAAATATCATCATAATCAGTCATGTTTTCATTAATTTGTTCCGCCCATCCATCCAATTTAACGTCAAACGGGTCGAATTTGTTGTTCAGAAATTCCAATCCAGTGACAGCCGCCATTAACATTCTTCCCTGAAATTTACAGCTATTAGACCTTTCTTTTTCAGATACGATCGTTTCATATTCTCCTTGCATTTCCATGAGAGAAGACTCCATGTCGTATTTTTTTGACAATCTCGCCCCCTTTTTTTCAAGTGCTTCTAGTTTTCGTAAACAGGAAAATTTTTCCCTCAACAATTCTTCACTTGTCATTTTCTTCTGAGGAACATCGGTTTCAGATGGAATATTATTGAATTTACTAAAACCGTCCCATGTCTTTTCAGAAGGATCGCTCGGAATCGAAGCCGAACTTGAACTGTACACTGATTCGGTAGAATCGGCACTCCCACCCCCTCCGCCGCGATTGATATCGTTAACAGAACCAGAATTTGTAGTTGGAATAAAATCGCTAAAAAAAGATTTGCTAGTCTTAGATGAAGACGACGACGGAACATTTTTTGTATTATTGGTTAATAGGTTTAATTCGTCTTCAAGTTCGTTCAAGTCGTCTAAATGAATATCATCCGACGATCCTGTGGATTTTTTAGTTTTTCTCTTGTCATTCATTAACAATTCAAGCCCTCCTCCAAAGTTCACAGATGGCTTATTTGAAGTCTGGCTGTTATTTACATTTACATTTATATCTGCGCCATCGCCTCCATTACCCGTCTTATTCAATATAAATGCCGGTTTATCGTTAAATGTATCCAATTCTATTATTTCTGGTGAATTTTCCATTTGATACAATATACATCTTTAATTTTAAGTTATTCGTAACGAATAATATATTTATTTTAATTTATCCGTTAATTTTGTCGTTATGTACCAAATACCTTGTAAGTAGGAATCTGCTAAATCATCCTTTTTTTTATGAGAAACAAACCAGGGCAAAAGATGATTATTATCTTTGACAAAGTATGGAGATAAAACGTCTGATAAAATGGTTTTTGTAACATTTATACCCATTTTTTTCCTATTGGAATATGTATCCTGGCCTTCATCTACAAATAATTTCAATTTATTAGAAGAAGACACAAAATAAATAGTATGTTTTCCCTTCATTATGAAATATTGAGATACCATACACTGAATGCTTTTCATCCTATTAGCTATAGGACTTATTTGGTTTTCTATAAGTATAACATCTATTTCATCGCTATTTACATTTTGATCCAATACATTCTTTATAGATATACCAATATCTATTAAATTAACATCATTCGAATTACATCCAACTTTTTTTGTTTCTTCATTCAATGATATTTCCTTAAATATCTCATTATTTATATAATTAGCGAATTGACATACAATATCCTTTTTGTTTTTGGTCTTGTCTATTGATATATTATATTTTTCAGACAATTGATATAAAACGTCCAATTTTGCCCGATTAACTATCTTGGTCGTTATATCTTTTGGAATATCTGCGTGCTTTTTACAGTAAAATAATTCGCCTTTACAATGTGTCGCGAGTTTTTTACAATTAACAGAAAGACCTTTTTTATTTTTTGATGAAAACATACATTGGGTAATAACGCCCTGGTCAACCTTTATCAGGTTAAAAACGTTCCATTGTATGATTTTGATTTTTTGAGATTGGTCTAATTCCAAAATACAAAGTGCCAAATTTTTGATCCCTATATCAAAGCTCGCTATTCTCATTGTATTTATATTTTATTTACTTTATATCTTTATATACGATTTTTATATTAAAATCTGCGAGGAATGCCTTGTTCAAGTATCTGATCTTGAGATACCACTGGCGTAACCATCCTGGATTGGAGCTGAAATTGTGAAATGTAAATATTTTTCATATCACTTGTTTCATACCCAACCGGTTTAGAATCATCTGAAGATGATTTGAAAATAAAAGGGGTGGATGATTGATTTGGTTGATAATCCGTGGCATAAACTGACGAAGTTTGACCACAAGCAGACATTTGATTCATTTTAATTATTTGGTCAGCATTTTCTGTCATATACTTTCTATATTGCCAGTTTGTTTTTATCCCCGCGTTGGTTCTTATTTCTTCACTAAGAACCGATCCTGGTTGCCAAGACGAAAAATTACGTCCATCTGCCATAATTGGAGGAAAGTCAAAATGAATGTTATTAGACCCTGAAAAACATGTACCCCAGCTCATTATAAATTAGAGTATATATTATTGAGTATATATTATATTTTTTCGGATTTTATTCTAATCTAAACTATGAGTTGTTACGTTCTTCAAAAGTTCTACAACTTCATTTTTTTTCAGCTTACTAGACTCTTCTTTACTTACCAATCCCAACAGAACTGCTTTATTTCTTAACTCATTCACTCCCTCCTTTTTTGTATTTTCCTTTCCTTTAGCAGGAACAGAAGTAGTTAATTTCAATTTCTTTAAAGGTTCTGTCTCGACCGACGACGAACTAGTCGAAAGGTCAACTTCTTTATTAAAAGATACATTCTCCGGTTCAATATCAACTATATGGGCTGCTATTTCAGATTCTGTCATGCCTACTTCCTCAACGGTGCATTTTTTCACACCCGACTCTAGTGCCGCGCCAATGTCTATCGAATTGAACATAAACAATTCTGAAGGAGTATTAGTGATATTACCTTTAATAAAAATTTCCTTAATACCTTCTAGAGAATTAGGTTTATTAGGTTTATTATTCATCGTAAGAAGTGTTTCTTTTAATTTTCCATACATTACTCCTTGATCTTCTTCGCCACATTCTGATTCTTTATCCGATACCAAATCTGAATCTGAATCTAATCCTAAAATTGACTCGGACTCAGTTTCTGAATCTAAATCAACTTCAGAGTCTGAATTTGTAACTCTTACTAGTTTAATACCACTTTCACATTCACCTTCGTCGTCAGATACTTCTATTTTGCTTTTTGCTTCTACGTTGCCTTTTGCTTCCACTTTGCCTTTTGCTTCTACGTTGCCTTTTGCTTCTACGTTGCTTTCTGTATCTGTTACTTCTTCGAAGAGAGAATGTTCGTCGATTGTATCTTCTAAATGAATATCTCCGCCAACATTATTTTTTCTCAAATCATTTTGAAAGGTAGAAAAGAAATCAGATAGGACTTTGTTTTGTCTTGAAATAGAAGATTCTATCATACATGCTCTGGTATGGAAATAATACATTATTATACATGACGTAAGAAAAATCAAACAGACGCATATAATAAAACCGCTTTCTTCCAATTTAAATAACATTTATTATTATTATTGATAATTATATTTTAAATTCGTTTTTAACGAATAATATAATAATCTGAATATAATAATGAATATAATAATAATTAGAAAAAAATGATTTAAATTATCCTTAAAAATAAATAGACAAAGATGAACTTTGAAAAACAATACCACGAATATATGATTAATATGATGGAGATGAACAATCTTAATCTAGAGGAAATAAAAGAAAATGTTGTATTTGAATCTAAAATGGAAGATCTCGAGTATAAAGAATATATAATGAAAAAACCGATGGATATTTCGTTATTTATCAACTCGTATTCAGATTTCAAACCATTTCATGTAATAGACGCATTATATTCAGGAATAGATTTGACGTTTGTTCCTGAACTTTTTAAACGTATTTCTCTTTCAGAAAATATAGAATCATTATACCGAATCATAGAATTAAATAAAGATTCATTACAAAACATACCCAATCATCTTGTTCAGAGAGCTTTCTCTAAGTTATCAAACAAGGTTATTTTATTATTCGAAGATGATGGCGTTTTTGTTTTTCATCCAGATGGAACAAATCAATGTTATTTTTCAATATATTCAAATGAATTGTGTGGGATAATCGAACAATGTTTACCAGACATGTATAAACAGGTTGGAAATGTATATGAAGTATTTTCAATTAAAGAGTATGTAGAAACGAGAAGGTGCACGATTTGTAAAGATGATGAAAACCATAAAACACACATTATGTTACCTTGTTCCCATACGGTTTGTAAACGATGTGTTTTACACGTCGATAAAAAATGTATAGTTTGTAGAAGCATTGTAAAGTCCGTACAACTTATTGACGCCGAAGATACATTGTCAATGAATCTAAAAGGTCATCATAATATAAAAAGAAATAGACCAGACAAATTCTTTTAACCGTTAACAATCCCGAAAAAAAACATTATAACGAGTTCATCGTATCTATCATCCTTTGAGTATTGTCTATTATTTCTTTTGGATAGTCTAAATCTCTCAAAACTTTTATACCACCTTTGACCTTGGATATTCCGCTTTTAAGATTATACGTATAAACAAAGTCGGTCATTTCTTCATTCGTTTTAATATCCATGTGAACGTTTGTTATCCTGTCCTTTTCATCCTTATCTTTTTCCAATCTTGAACATATCTCTAAAAAATGCGTAGTTATTACATACGAAATGTTATGATTTTTATTTAGAAACATCAAAAACGACGCAGCACTTGCGATAGCCTCGTATGGGTTTGTCCCAGAATATAACTCGTCGAACACGCAAAAATGTCTTTCCCTTTTATTAGAGCTTTCAATAGCTGTCAATATATTCTTGCATCGTCTAGCTTCTGCTTGGAATAAACTGTCCCTTTCAGACGAATCCGGAATGTTTATATAACAGTGAATCTTATCAAATGGCGTAATGATCGCCGAATCATAGCACCCAAATCCGATCTGTTGACTCAGAATTATATTAAATATGGTGGTTTTTAATAAAGTCGTTTTCCCAGCAGCATTAGGTCCAGTTATAAGTATATTCTTCTTTAATCCATAACTGTTTTTCACTGGATTTTTTCCAATCAATGACGGGAAATACGCATTTTTAAATTTACTCTTATTTTTCGCGGAAGACGATGGCGCAAACAAACATTTGGAAATATTTCCATCTCTTATCATCTGTTTAAGTTGATTGATATTATGAATATATCCATTGAGTCCAAATGAATAATGAATAGCATTTTTATACTCTGTATTTTTATACAATAAATAAAAACATTTCAAAGAGTGGCCAATATTTGACATTTTAGAACAGTTTACTTCCAGAGCCGAAACTCCATTTAGTTCTATTAGAAACTCCTCTAATACCTTTTTATTCCTATTTATATCTTGAACAAACGGTTTGTATCTTTTATGCTCAGAGCAAACCTCTGTTAATTGTTTCATATTTCCAATCGTTTTCGAAACATAATCTCTCATTCCAAACAATTGTAAATGAATCTTTTTCATATTCAAGATAAACTTGTAACATGACAAGACGTTTTGGTATATTTGAAATATGTAAAACGCGAGGGATACTATTATATAAATTCTTTTTTCATGAGAGGCAGAACCAATCTCGAATACGCCTCCAAGTTGATGTTTACTCAATAGTCTTTTTATAACCTCTTTGTATTTTGAAATAGTAATGTCAACTCCTTGTATTTTTAATATGAAAAACGGTATGATCATCATTATCACTGGTATTATCAATGATATAACAGGCGACGACACATTATACATTGTCATACATTGTAAAAACATCGTATTGGAATTTAATTTTTTTAGAAAATCCCAATCCAAATACTTGTATTTACTTTCAAACCCAGTTTCGCCTTCTATTTCATCCCACATTTCTTTTATACCTAAACACGTTTCCGGATGAATAGTATTCGGAATCTTTTCAGAGAGAATCACCTTTTGCGTTTCTTTTAAAAAACGTTTGTCAGACGTATAATAAGACGCCCATAAAGACAAGTTAGACTTTGCGAATGATAAACAATTTGAAGACGCGTCGGTGAATACAGATTCATATAAAGATTTATGGTCCGCCGTTTCTACCAATTCCAAATCGGTTATTATATGGTCTTCCAATTTGGTCTTATTTGTTAAAAATGAAATAGGTAATTTAAAGTTATCCTCTCTTTTTTCTATATGAGGTTCGGATATTCCTACCAATTGATCAATAACCGAACCAATCATTTTCTCTATACATTTTTCCATTATAAGAAGAGGATTTATACTAAACAATATTATTTATTATAAATAAAAACGTATATCTGTATAGCCGTATCGCCCTTATCGAAACATTCAAACCCAAGAAGAAGGTAATTCTTCAATCTTTGTTTTATAATGCGACTCAATCTCGCGTAATTTATTCGTATCTGATTTCGTTACAAAATTAATAGAAACTCCTTTCCGTCCCCACCTACCGCTTCTACCAATTCGATGTAAATAATTATGAATACAATCAGGAATATCGTAATTTATAACCGTCCTCACCTGCTGAATATCAATTCCTCTAGAAGTTATATCAGATGAAATCAATACGCGCTTTGTTCCGCTTGAAAAATCCCTCAAGTTTTGAACTCGCTCGTGGTGATTCATATTGCTATGGATTTGGCATACTGGAAACCCATCTTTAATCATATACGAATAAAGACGCATAACATTTGACACGCTATTACAGTAAATAATAGTATGATTCGTATTAACTATTCCGAATATATCCGCAAGTGTATCGTATTTAGAATTTTCGTTTTCGATTGCAACGTAATATTGCTTTATTCCATCTAGTGATAATTTTTCGGGCTCGATAAGTATTTCATAAGGATCGCGCATAAAAGAATTAGTTATATCATTTAGTTCCTTCGGCATCGTGGCGCTAAAAAGAACGATTTGCGAATTGTTAGGCAAATAACTGAAAATGTTATACACTTGATCCTTAAACCCTTTAGAAAGCATTTCGTCCGCTTCGTCTAAAACAATAATACGTAGGGTTTTTATAGAAAGTCTTCTTCTGTTTATCATGTCATATACTCTTCCAGGACATCCTACAATAACATGAGGTTTATTCTCTTCGGATAATAATGTCACATCGTTATTGACCGAAGAACCCCCGATCAGTAGTTGAGTTTTCAAACCTTTCATATATATTCCAATATTGTCAAGAACATTCTTTATCTGCTGAGAAAGCTCTCTAGTTGGTGCTAGAATAACTGCCTGAGTTATGTTTTCATCCAAATTAATCGATTGTAAAGTCGCTATGCAGAAGCAACCTGTTTTTCCGGTCCCTGATTGGGACTGTGCTATAACATCTTTTTTTAGAATAATTGGCAAAATTGCTTTTTGTTGAATAATGCTTGGTTTTTCAAAACCGTAGCCATATATTCCTCTTAGTAAATTCGAATTGCAATTCAATTCATCCCACCCACTGAATTCATATTTTTCTTTTTCTTGTTTTTGTTCTTGTTCTTGTTCTTGTTTGTCGTCCGTTTGTGTTAACGACATTATCCTATTTATATATAACCAACTCTTTATTTAAGTAAGTTCTACTAGAATAAAATAATGTATATTTTTTTTAAAAAAAATTGATATAAATAAATCAGCTTATAATTAAAGAACAACCAACCTTTTGAGAAATGGCGACTAAATTATCAGACCCTAGACTTTCGAGCGGAGACACTGCTGGCTACATAGCAAAGTATACAATTGAAGATTTTCAGAGATTTATAGATAATGGATTTGGTCACAATAAACTTGACGATGCCGTTATGAAAATAATCCAAAGTATTTCGTCAAGTGTTGGTTCTCCCGAATATATAAAAACTCCGCAGTTCAATACTGGAAAAGGAGGATCAGCCACGGACCACAAAAGGTCGAAACAAGAGATAAGTAATATGGAATGGGAGGCTCTTAGAAAGTTCAAGGCTACTGTTTTTGAAAAAAAACAAGGGATTGAATCGTCTATAGACCAAATTCGAAAAAGTCTAAATAAAATGACAGACAAGACATACGATACATTGATAATAAAAATAATAGGCGAAATTGATAAGATTATATCATTATCAAGTAAAAAAATAGAAGCAAGCGGAGAAGCAGCACAAGCAAGCGAAGCAGCACAAGCAAGCGAAGCAGCACAAGCAAGCGAAGCAGCACAAGCAAGCGAAGCAGCACAAGCAAGCGAAGCAGCACAAGCAAGCGGAGAAGCAGCACAACAAGCAAGCGGGGCAGAACAAATAGAAATGTCTGATGAATTGATGGCCGATTTGAAAAGGGTAGGAAACTCAATATTTGACATAGCTAGTGGAAACGGGTTTTATTCAAAAATGTATGCGAACCTTTACAATGATCTTATGGGCAAGTACAATTTTATGCGGGTCATTTTCGATAAAAACGTCGACGAAATGAATGAAATTTTCAAAAATATAGAATATTGCGACCCTTCCGTAGATTACGACAAGTTTTGCGATAACAATAAAAAGAATGAAAAAAGAAGATCAATGAGCTTATTTTACGTTCATCTTATGAACCTTGGTATTATTACGACAAGCAAAATGCTTTGTATCGTTAAAGAAATTCAAGACACTATTATATCTCTCCTAGACGAAAAAGGAAAACAAAGCATAGTAGAAGAATTATCCGAAATAGTCTTTATAATGGTTAAAAATTCTATAAACAATAAAAAGTCCATATACGAAACAATTCCAACATTATGGGACCCTATTATCGACAATATAACAGTACTGGCAACCATGAAGATAAAAACAAAACCAAGCATTAGCTCTAAAACCATTTTCAAACATTTAGATATTATAGATATGTTTGACTAATGTAAAAAAAAATAATAATAAAATAAAAACAAATAATAAAATAAAAACAAATAATAAAATACTCTAGATAGATAAATGCAGTTTACAAAGCAAACCGAGAAAACGATAAAGGAATTGTTGCCATTGTTTGACTCGTGTGCTATTTCAAATCAAGATAAAAAAGCATTCAATAAATTAGCAGGTATTTTTTTTAATGATATGGCAAGCGCAGACAATTATGTCAATACAAACCTAAACCTTTTAGAAATAAAAGGAACGATAAGAGATTATAAACCAATGGACGGTATAGATGTTCAAAATAAATTTTTACCAAAGGACGTTTCGTTATATATCGAACAACATTCAAAAAATATATTATCCTATACTTGTAGTGTAAATGCGATTAAAATAACCATTCATTTTATCCTATTTCAAGATATTTTGCTTTTTATGGAAGATAGTAAACAAAAATTAAAAGAATACGATCTCTACGCAAAAAACATGTTTACATGGCTCTACATGTGTTCAAAATATTCCAAAAACACTTGCGTAAAGGAACTGGAAGTTAACGTATTTCTAACTCCGATTAAAAGAAAACTCCCTCTAACAAACGTAAAAATATTGGGTCCAGAACATATAAACGGAGCTTATACTTATTGCTGTAAACCTATGGGAGAGATTTACATATTCAGAAAAGAAGATTGGTTCAAGGTTTTTATTCATGAAACATTCCACGCGTTTGGGTTGGATTTTTGCGCATCTTCATCTTCTTCGACAGATATAAAAAATATCACAAGATCTATTTTTAATATAAAAAGCGATTTCAATATTGACGAAGCATATAGCGAAACATGGGCTGTTATATTCAATTCTGTTTTTATAAGTTACATTTCAATGAAGAAGAAAACTATTGGCGAGTTTATTATGAACTTGGATGTATGTCTCCAAACCGAACGACTTTATAAATTATATCAGTGTAATAAAATTTTAGTTTTCATGGGACTTACATACGAGGATTTATACGACGATTCCAAAAAGCAACTATCGATTAATTTGTATAGAGAAGATACAAATGTATTTTCCTACTGTGTTTTAACTTGTGTTTTTTTAAATGATTATATATCTTTTTTAAACTGGTGCGTTGATAATAATACCGAAATCGTTCGGTTTTCAACCACAGGCGAAACCATCTTACGATTTGGCGAATTTATTAAAACCCAATACAGGTCAAAAACTCTTTTGACTGGCTTGAACCATTCAGACGAACTGTTAAATGTTAATAAAGAAAAAAAGAACGACTTTATGCTATCTAGAACAAACATGTGTGTATTTGAAATATAATTAGAGGCTCTTAAAAATAATGTTTTTTTTTCACGAATTTTTCTCATAAAGTTTTTTGATTTTTTCGATTTTGGACATTTTTAAAATGTCCTTTTTTGAAATTTCTGAAAAACTTTATGAGAAAAATTCGTGAAAACGTGATTCTGAGCATAATGCTCTTATTTCAAGAATTTGTCTCAAAAAAGCGAGACTGAACCTTTTTTTATTTTAGTAAAAGTAACTTAGAAACTTTTATTTTAAATATATATAATGTGCGAAAAAGTCGCAAAAGTCTTTGACAAAATTCGCAATGAAGAATTAAATAAATATATATGCGAATGTTGTGATTATGTATGCTGTAAAAAGGATAGTTATACAAAACATTTGAACACTTCTAAACATCAAAACAATGTAAAATGCGAAAAAGTCGCAAAAGTCTTCGCACCTAAAATTACAGCAAAGATCGTGCCAAAGATTGTTTGTGAATTGTGTCAATATAATACCTCTAATAAAAGTGATTATACAAAACACGTAAATACGAATAAGCATAGAAATAAAATGATTGTAAAAGCCGGGAATGATATGACGGTAGTTGTAAATACAACAACACAGCCGCCGATTGATTCATCTTCAAATGAAATAAAATTATTGACAGATCTAGTAGTCGAAATAGTAAAAAGTAATAATGATTTACAGAGGGATCTAAAAAAACAAAATCAAGATTTACAAAAACAAAATCAAGATTTACAAAAACAAATCATCAATGTTTGTGAAAAAATACAAAATGGTAATAATAATAATGTCATAAACTCGCATAACAATAACAAAACATTCAATCTTCAGTTCTTTTTAAACGAGGAATGTAAAGATGCTATGAATATGTCCGAATTTATTAATTCTATTCAACTTAAAATATCAGACTTGGAAAATATTGGAAAAGTGGGGTATGTAGAAGGTATTTCTAATATTATAATAAAGCAATTGAATGAAACCCAATTGAATAAAAGACCCGTCCATTGCAGTGATGTAAAAAGGGAAACTCTTTATGTTAAGGAGGAAAATAAATGGGAAAAAGACACGGATGGAAGTAAAAAAATGGTAAAGGCGGTTCGCGAAGTCAATAAGAAAAATTATCAAATGTTATCCGATTGGAAAGGTATTCATCCGAGTTGCACAGACAGTAATTCAAATCAAAGCGAAGAGTTTACTCACTTGGTAAGTGAAGTAGTTATGGACAATAATGAATCTAATGTTAAAAAAGTCATCAAAAGGGTGGCCAAACAAGTAATAATTGAAAAATAAAAGATAAATTGTAAAAAAAAATATACGCGTTATATTAATAATGGACTCGTCGACATTGGGTTATATTTTTATATTCGTTGTATCGACAATTTTCATACTAGCATTATTGAGCAATGGTGTTCATCATCCCACTGATGATGGAGATGGAAAAGAAAATGTAATTAAAACAGTGGTTATGGAAGCATTGGAAAACAAGGACGACGGAACAATGCCTACAATTGAGGATTCTTTTTGCGAAGTAACCGCAAATTATTCTATGGACGATATTGATAAGAAATGTAAAACTCTTTCTGATAAAAATTGTTCTTTATTAGGTTGCTGTGTTTATTTGAATGGCGAAAAATGCGTAGGAGGAACCTCAACGGGACCTACATATTTATCTGAAAATGGAGAGAATATAGACGTTAAATATTACCGCCATAAAACAAAGGTATACAATTTATAGTTGCATAGTTGGAAAATTTATTATGATGAGGATTTACCAAAAAATTGATTTAATAATAATTTATTGGTATAAAATATAAACAACACAATGTTGATTCCTATCAGATGTTTTACTTGCGGAGGCGTTTTAGCAAATAAATACAGGTTTTACGAAAGAAATGTACGTGAAATAAAACTCAGAGAAAAAATGTCAGAAAATGTCGTTTATTTAACGAGGGATAATGTGAAAAAAACTCCGGAAGGACGAGTGATGGACGACCTTGGATTAAACAAGGTTTGTTGTAGAAGACACATCCTAACCCACGTGAATATAGAATAAAAAAAAATTGAATATAGAATAAATGAAAAAAATAAATTATTATATTATATTATTATATAATGAATAAACGAGGGACTAAAAAAAGGGTCAAGAAAAATATAGGAAGTAGTTCTTCCATTAGAAAGATGCGTAATAATCGTCAAAGTCGTAGCCGTATTAGGAGGAGAATGAGAGGAGGAAATACAGAACCAGAAGCGCCAGTAGAAACAAATCTATCTACTGGCTCGGACTCTACAGGTATGTCCATGGAAGAACCGAAAGACGTAGAAGCAGAAGGTATAACTGGAGGTAAAATAAATAAAAAAAGATACAGGGGAAATGGATACAAAAAAACAGTAAGGAAAATAAGATTTTCAAAAAATAGAAAATATATATCCAGACGTTGTAAAAAAGGGAAAAAAACAAGGTCAATAATGAAAGGAGGAAGCGGGGCTCCTTTTTTTTTACCAGACGTCTTTACCAATACTAAAGACTCTTTAATGGGCGGGTTGACTGGAATTGTAAATGGTTATAAAGGCGTAGAAACTCCTTATCAAGTAAATCATACATTTCCTTATCAACAAGTTCCTAGCGGCGAATCATATCGACAATCTGTCACGGACGCAACCTCGGCGTATAATAGAGCGGACAATTACGTTCTTTCAAATTTATAATTAAGTTTTTTTTGGTTTATTAGTAATTTATTTTTTTAATTATATAATATTATTATATAATCAATCGATAATGTCTTATAGTACTATAAAATCTAGAATCAAGGGATTATGCTCTCCTGCTTTTTTTTATTTCATGCTATCATTCGTTGTTCTCGTGGGGACAATCATTCAAAACGCCGGAAATTCTAGAAAGTATTGTATTGGGTATTTAGAATGTAATGTAGCAAATAATGCTCTTGTTTTTTTAATGAAAATCCTATACATTGTTTTCTGGACGTTTCTTCTAGATCATATATGCAAATCTGGATACACAAATATTTCATGGTTTCTTGTTCTTTTGCCATTTATTTCATTATTTCTTTTACTAGCGGGAATGATCCTGTTCATAAATAAAACGGAAGAGAGAAAAAGACATTAGATATGGGATGATCAATGACGCTAGCTAATGGACATTTTAATATTTACAATATTTATATAATTGTATGTCTTATTATAATATAGGGGCAAAGGGAGATAAGGGAGATATAGGACCAACAGGAGCAAGAGGAAAGACTGGGATTAGAGGAGGGAGAGGAGAAATAGGCGCAACAGGTGTAACTGGTGCTACTGGTATAAATGGAGCTGCTGGTGTAACTGGTGCTACAGGCGCAACAGGTCCTATACCGATAATAAAAACAGCTAGTTCTCTAGAAGAAGGCACAATAACATCCTCGGATTGGGTTCGGTTTAATGATAAAGTAACCGGGGTTTCTAGTACATCGCCGTTATATGTCGATAATACGGATAGAAAAAACCCAATTGTCAGTTTTTCATACGACCCTTCTATATTCTTGCTGGACGGAAATCCTTATAGTTTGACTATGAATCCGGCCAACTCAGATGGTTTAGGATATTTATCGTCAGATGACTGGACAACTTTTAATAATAAAGTAAATTCTATTACAGTTCCTGCTCTTGGTACATCGCCTTTATATGTTAATAATAGTGATATAAAAAACCCAATCGTAAGTTTTAATTACGACACGGCTATATTTTCGTTAAATAACTTGTCTGGTCTAGGTGTTTATAGTTTGACGATGAACCCTGCTACATCAACTGTTTCAGGCTATTTAAAATCTACTGATTGGAATACATTTAATAATAAGGAAAATGTTTTGACTTTCGGTTTACCATTAGTTAGGACTCTTAATTCTATAGCAATTCCGCCGTCTACTACATCTGCGTCAGGATATTTAACGTTTACTGATTGGAATACATTTAATAATAAGGAAAATGTTTTATCTTTCGACTTGCCATTCCGTAGGACTCTTAATTCTATAGCAATTCCGCCGGCTACGGACATTTCGTCGGGATATTTAACCTTTATTGATTGGAAAACATTTAATAATAAAGTAACTTCTATTACCGGTCCTCCTGTTAATACATCACCTTTATATGTTAATAATACCAATCCGCAAAATCCAATTGTAAGCTTTAATACCGATTGGGATACATTCAGTAATAAAGTATCTTCTATTACAGGTCCTGCTCTTGATACATCGCCTTTATATGTTGATAACACTGATGTAAAAAATCCAATTGTAACTTTTAATTACGATACCTCTCTATTTTTGATGGATAGAGTATCAGATGGGAATCCTTATAGGTTCACTATGTTCCGGGCAAGCTCAATTAAGTTTGGATATCTAACATCAACTGATTGGAGCAGATTTAATAATAAAGAAAATGGGTTGACTTTCAGTTCTCCGCTAGTTAGGGGTACATCAATGACGAATGACGAAAACGTAATAACAATACAACAAGCTACTGACATTTCGTCGGGATATTTAACATTTACAGATTGGACTACATTCAATAGTAAAGAAAATGGACTGACTTTCGACCTACCATTCATTAGGACTCTTAATTCTATAGCAATTCCGCCGGCTACTGACATTTCGTCTGGATACTTATCATTTACGGATTGGAATACATTCAATAATAAAGCGTCATTAAATGGAGCTAATATATGGTCAGGAACGAATAGGTTTGATAGTAGTGTTACTTTTAGCACAGGCCAGTCAGTATATAATAATGGTGCTGTTTATTATAATGCGTTACCTAGTACAGTTGAAAGCAATATTCTAAGTCACAATTTATCAACCGGACGTTTAAATAGTATAACACCCAGCCAATTTTACACCGCATATCCTCCGCCTGGTTCGAGTTCAATAACAGTATCAACGCCTTTAGTAAGAACAGGTGATAATATAGCGATACCTTACTTAAAAATATCAACGGATACTCCATCAATTACTTATAATGAATATATGGGCTTTGGTGCTGGCGGCGTTGGAACTGGAAATTACAATGTTTGTATTGGTAGAAGAACAGGCGCACTTTTAACGACTGGTTCAAGTAATACATTATTAGGATATAATTCAGGGTCAAACTTGACTACAGGTTCCGATAATATTATAATAAATACTAATCCTGGAATTAATACAGGAACAAATAATATTATTTTAGGGGCAACAAATACTACAACTACTACCGCTTTATCCTATGCTAGAGTTTATGGCTATAACAACGCAATGAACCATGATTATATAAATATTTTTGGCGACGGCATTACATCGCAGGCGGCAAATAGCAGTTATATGAGTAATATTAGAAATGTAACTAATACGATGATGTTGAGTTACAATACAGCAACTAAAGAGATAACATATGAAAGTAAGCCAACTTCTGGTATTAAATTTACAAAAAGCGCATCCGCTCCTTCCGGAGCCGTAAATGGAGATGAATGGTATAATAATTATAAAATATATAAATATATAGATGGTAATTGGCTTTATATGAATACTTTATCTTATCAATATACTTTTATTTATGATGAAAGAACCGATAAAGCTTTGACAATTCCGGCGTCAATTAATAATATATGTCGGATTAGAATAATGGGCGCAGGCGGAGGTCAAGGGGTATATAGTTTTAATAGCGGTAGTAGCGGAGCAGGCGGATTTACAGTTTATCATTTTAATACAACTAATTATATTAATCAACAATTAAAATTTATAGTAGGCCAAGGCGGTGAAGGCGGATATTCGGCCGTAAGAGCAGGAGCCGGAGGGTATCCTAACGGTGGTAATGGTATTTCTGGAGATACATATCCAGGAGGAGGAGGCGGTAGAAGTGATGTACGAATAGGAACATCTTCTAATACGTTCAATCAGTCAACCATATTAGCAATTGCGGGAGGAGGAGGCGGTGGATCAGGATATTCATATGGAGGTAGTGGAGGCGCTGGAGGAGGTACAAATGGCCAAAGTAACACAACTGCTAGTTCAACAGGCGGAACGCAATCAAGCGGCGGTACTTCATCTACTAACTCATTTTCTCCTCCATCGCAATTTACACAAGCTGGAAGTCTCCAAGGCGCTGGAGGCATCGGGATTATTACAGCTAATAATTATGATACCGGCGGAGGCGGTGATGGTTATTATGGAGGTGGATGTGGAGGCGGCGATGGAAGTTCGTCTTCTGGTGGGTCTGGATATATTAATACATCATTTAGTGGCTATGTTTCATACTATTCTATTTCATCTGGAACATACAGTGGTAATTATATGTCCGTTCCCGCAGAGAGTACTAGTTATAGCGAATTTACAGATGGATGCGGTATTGGAGTCACAGGTATAGGTAACGGATCTAATATAGTCGGAGTTCGTGGAGGTAATGGTAAGATTGTTATTGATTTTTTATAAATTATAATAAAGACTAATTGCCGTTATTGAGAAATAGAAGAATCATAAATAAATTAAATTTATATTTCATTTTTGGAAGTTAAATTTAATATTTATAATTATGTATTAATATATGTCAACCCTCCATAGACGTATAAAAATCGTGATAAACAATTACATGAAGAGAACGAGGCTTTAAAGATTGAGACATCAAATCTTAAAACACGATTAGACAAGCTAGAGCCCTGCGTGCGTGATGTAATTAATATACAGGAAAATACTGGTACACCTACTACATAGTTGTATATATTAAATTTTTAATATTTACAGTATTTATATAATTGAATGTCTTATAATAGAGGGCCAATCGGATTACCAGGCCCCAGAGGCCCTATCGGATTAA